CTTAACGATATTACTATTGTGGATAATGATAGTGTTACCGAGTATGTCTCAAAACGTATATATAATAGATGATAATAGATATATTTGTTATACTAATTTTGAAAATAGAGAAATAGCTAAGTTATTATTATCAGAAGAATATTCTAAATTAAAACTTAATAATCTTACATTTCAAAATAGGTATCTTGAGAATAATAATATTGAACTTAAAGATAGAGTTTATAAACAAGATAGTACTATAGTACAACTTAATTCTATAATAGATAAAGTACAAACTACTAATAAAGGTAATTTAGTATATATTAAAGGATTAAAAGATAAAAACAAAAACTATAAACATTACATTATTGGATCTGTTATTATTAATGTAATATTAATATTAATACTACTATGAGTTTCTTTACAATTAAAAAAGGGGAATTATATTTTGATTTAGAATATGTTTTATTACATGAACCTTTAAAAGATTTATTTGATGAAACAAGTAAACAAAATAATGAACATATACCATATTTTAAATACTTATATGAAATAGCTGATAATAGATCTTATTCTAATAAACAAGGTTTATCTGATAATGAGGCACATAAACAAGCATGTGATCTAGCTAATCTTGATTATAATTTTATTAAACCTAAAAGTCTTAATAATGCTATTAAACATTATAGAAGTCATAATTATAGTTTAAATGCTGATACACTTAGGAATTTAATTAAGACACTTAATAAAACTAAGAAAATTAATGCTAGACTTAATGAATCATTAGATAACTATTTAGATACAGATAAAGAACTTACACAAGATAATATTAATAGTATTATTAAAACACAAAGTTCTCTATTTGATTTAATTGATAAGTTACCTGAGAAGATTGAAAAGATTAAAGTATTAGAAGCAAAGGTATTTGAAGAAGTACAAAAGAAAAGAGAATTAATTAGAGGTGGTCATATATTAAGTCCAAGTTTAGATGGAGATAGTGAAATTGAAGGAACTAGCTAATCATGAGTTACCATTCTTTAGATATATAGCTGAAGATAAGAGTAAATATAAAACAGCTACTCAAGCAGGTTATATTGATAGAGATAATGATTTCTTAATTGGTGATTCAGATGGTTTCTTATTAAATATAGATTTTGTATTTATAAATACTGAGGTATTTACTGAGGTAGGTAGACATTTTGATAGAACGGGTGAATACTTTAGTTCTACTGAATTAGATAGCTATCATAGGGGTATGCCTGTTAGTGTTGAATTTACTAGGTTCTGGACTAGAGAGGCTAATCGTAGAAGGAATGGTATGACTGCTAATTGTAAGTTATACTTTAAGGATATGAAGGAATACTTCGATCCTAATACAAGTAATAAAAGAAAAGAACAATTACTTAAACCTTTACGTATTACTGGAGATCATTATAATTTTCTTAATTATGGTAGGATATATAGAAGTTTAACAAAAGAGGAACGTTCTAAATATCCTAAGAATGCTAAGATACCTAAAAAGAGATATGGGTTTCCTGGATTTATAGATGGACAATATTGGAATTTTAAGATAGATGAATTTATAGCTAATAATGAATATCATTTATGTAAATCAAAAGCTAGACGTAAGGGTTATTCATATATGAGAGGTAGTCAGGGAGCTAGTACAGTTAATTCAAATAAAAATGTTACTATTGTATTAGCTGCATATGATTTAAGTTATCTAACAGATCCAGGTGCTACTACTGATATGGTTAAAACTAATCTTGATTGGTATGAGACTAATACAGTATGGAAAAGATTATATCTTAGTGAAAACCTAAGAGCAATTGAATTAGGTTATAAGAAGAGCAAAGAAGGTAATATAAAATATGGATATAGAAGTAAAGTATTATCTGAAGCATGTGCCAAAAATGAAAGTGCTGTAGTAGGTAAAGATGCATTTGAAATAGACTTTGAAGAATCAGGTAAATTCCCTAATCTATCTGAAGTTATGGATGTAACTACATCTACCACTGAGGATGGTGCACAAAGAACAGGTACTATTCGTATATATGGTACAGGTGGTACTAAAGATGCTAACTGGGAAGCATTTAGTAAATATTTTTATAATCCTGTACAAAATGAAATGATGCCATTTGAAAATGTATTTGATGATAATTCAAGACATCTTACTTGTGGATTCTTTCATGGACAATATTGGGGTTACTTTCCTTATGTAGATGAACATGGTAATAGTTTATTAATTGAAGCATATAATCATGATTATGCTAGAAAGGAAGAAGCCAAACGTACTAAAAAAGTATCTGACGCTATTATATTTATAGCACAAAGAGCTAATAAACCTAGTGAAGCATTTCTTAATACTAGAGATAATCTATTTGCTAGTAGTGCATTAAACGACTGGATTATAAGATTAGAACATGATACTGATGTACAATTCTATAAAGATGGTATAGTACAAGAAGATAAAGATAGTGGTAAAATAAGCTTTATAACTAATGAAACATTAAGAAGTAGAAATGAAGAATATCATGATTATATAGAGGATTTTCCATTAAAACGTGATACAGATATAAGAGGTTGTATTAGACAACTATACCCTCCTTATTATATAGATGGGCAAGTTCCTGAAGATACATACTTTATTACATATGATCCAGTTGGATTAGATATAGATAAAAAGAATCTTACTATTAGACATTCACTTAATAGTATTAAAGTATGGATGTATCCATTTAATCCTACTCCTTTTGGAGGTAAACGTATTGTAGCAAGTTATGCAGGTAGATTTGATACACTTACTGAAACTGATGCAATGATATTAAGACTTGCTAAATATTATAATGCTAAAATATTACCTGAAACAGATAGAGGAGAAATAGTTAAAAACTTTAAATCATGGGGTGAGCTACCAAGATTATTAAAAGATCCAACTAGTATTATAAGTAAAGGTAGATATGCACCTAATGCATCTTATGGTATGAAAATTGGGGATCTTACTACTAAGCTAGAAGCATTAAGACAACTAAAAGAATTACTATATACTAATATGGGTACAAATGAAAATGATAAACCTATATATTTCTTACACTATATTTATGATATAACCTTCTTAAAGGAATTGCAAAAGTTTACAGTAGGGGGTAATTTTGATAGAATTAGTGATGCTGTTTTAGCTACATATGAATATAATAGAGCTTATATAAAAGAAGATAATAATAAATATAATAAGCCTACCACTCGTAATAATAGATTATTTAATAGATTAATCAATGGATAAACTAGAATTAAAAGATAAATTTAGATTCCCTAATCAATACGTTAGTAATAAAACTAAAGAGAGGAAGGATTTCTATATACCTTGTATCAATTATATTATAGATAGGGCTGAAGGAGAGAATAATAAGACTATTATTAATAAATATATGAACGCTGCTAATGGTATTATTGATGAAGATACTATTAACTATGTTACTAAGGTATATAAAAGTACTGGACATGAGGGTAGATTCCCATCTCATATTAGAGATATTGATATTATTACTAATGTTAAAGAAAGATATATAGGGGAATTTATAAAACAATATAACTCTTATCAAGTATTTGTACAAGATAGTGATGCAGTATTTCAACGTAATCAAGAACTATATAAAGCAGTAACTACTAAACTTATGAGTAAGTTTGAAGAACTTATGCAAGGTGAAGAAGATGCTTTAAAAGATTTAGATGTAGAGAAGTTTGCTGATAATTTCATTAAAGAATGGGCTGATGAAAGAGCTATAAGAGGACAGGAAAGACTTGATTTAATTAATGATGTTACTGATTCTACTATACTTTATATACAAGCATTCTTTTATTTATTTGCAACTGAGGAAGTTTATAGTTATAGAGATGTAAGACATGATGATTTACATAAGGAGATAGTACCCCCATGGGAATATTATAGAGTTGATTCAGGTAATATATTTGTTGAAGATGATGATATGGGTATGAGAAAATATCGTATGTCATTAAATCAAATAAAAGCTGAATTTGGTGATGAACTTACTAAAAAAGACTTTGATTATTTAGAAGCATTAATGGCTTCTGCTGATAATGCTGAATTAAATGATACAACTGCTTCATTAATATACAATAGATTTATTGAACATGATGAAGCATTTAGTGATGTTATAGATACATATAATAGTAATACACTAGCTAAAAACTTTGATAGTACTGATTATAGTGGTAAATTACTTGTATATCATCCAGTATGGAAAACTCAAACTAAAATATTTGATCTTACATATCAAGATTTAAATACTGGTGAAATAGATACTATGGAAGTGCCACAAGATTATAAACTTAATATTATTGCTGGTGATATAGAACTTAAACCCAAGTGGGTTAATGAGACATATGAAGCATGGAGAATCGGTGGGGTTACTGATGGTGTATATTTACCTGCTAGACCTATTAAGGTACAAAGGCAAGAATTGAATGATACTAATAGCCCT